GTTCAACGGCTCGGAATTTGCCCAGTTTTTGAACTCAAAACATTATTGCCATTTCATGGGATTACATGGAAACTATAGTAAACAATAAGACATTATCAGACATATTGGGCGTAAGTGGTCGTACAGTGCGAGACTTAGCCGATAAAGGGGTTTTGGTTAAATTGGCGCATGGTAAATATGAGGTCCTGCCGTCTATTCATGCCTATATAAAATATAAAATAAATTTGGCAATCGAAAGTTTCTCGAAAGGTGATATTGATTATGCAGAAGCTAGAAGGAGAAAGGAGCTTGCACAGGCACAACTTGCCGAACTTGATTTGGCTGAGAAGGAGGGGGAGCTTATACAAGTTTCAACTGTTGAAAATGAAGCTTTCACGGCTGGCAAGAAAGTTAAAGATGGGCTATCTAATATACCAGACAGGATATCGCCATTATTAGCGGCTGAATCGGATAAGAATAAAATATATCAAATGTTGACAAGTGAAATTAATCAGGTATTGGAGTTTTTAGTAACTGAGGGAAAGGAGGATTAAATGACTGGAAAAGATTTGCTAGTTTTAGAAATGCAGGATGATAACACTTTGGCTGAATGGTGTTGTCTCCTGAATAGTTGGGGATGGCCTGAGGGATTGCCTGACCCCATGACAAAAGAAGAACGGATAGATTACGACCTGCAAACCGTCACTATTGAAGAGTTAATGTCTAAGAGAGATTCAAAGATAATACAATGGATTGAAAGCAAGGTTGGCAAAAAGTTAATAAGCTGGACTCACAATAAAGAAAGAATGACAGAAGAAGAGTTTGATTTATTTTGGAGAGGAAACTATGAAGGAGACAAGGAAGCAAAAAGAAAGTACGATGAAATTTCATGGAAGAAAGTAGGCGGAGAAGGACCCCCGCCAGGATATGTCTGAAATTAACATTTACACATCATCTTTCTATGCTGGTTTAAAGCCTGCCCCTTTGATATCAATATCAGAGTGGGCCGATACAAACAGGATATTACCTCAAGAGAGTAGTTCAGAGCCTGGACATTATCGAACCTCTCGAACTCCATACGTTAAAGAGATCATGGATGCCCTAAGCCCTTTTGATGATACCGAGCAAGTAAAGGGAATGAAGGGAACTCAATTAGGCTTGACAGAAATCGGTAACAACTGGATAGGGTATACCATAGATATCAGCCCTGCCCCTATGTTGATGGTTCTGCCTACCGTAGACCTCGCTCAAGACCATTCAAAGACAAAGCTTGCCCCTACTATAGAACAGACTCCCGTATTGAAAGCTAAAATAATGGAGGCAACTTCACGGGCGGCAGGTAACACCATACAAAAGAAAGAGTTTCCTGGCGGGTCGATAAAGTTGACCGGTGCGAATAGTTCTGCCGGTGCAAGATCCGCATCATATAAAAATCTATTCCTTGATGATATAGACGGTTATCCTTTAGACCTTAATGGAGAAGGTGAACCTTGTGGATTGTTTATGAATCGGACTGACTCATTTTCTAGGCGTAAGATTTTCAAAGTAAGCACCCCTACCATCAAGGATGCAAGTCGTATAGAAAAAGAATATGAAGATTCAGACCAACGGAAGTACCATGTTCCTTGCCCTCATTGCAATGAGAAACAAGTTTTATATTTTGGGGATAAGGACACTACTCATGGCATAAAGTGGGAGAAGATAGAAAAGAAACATTATCCAGAGACAGCGCATTATGTTTGTATTCATTGTGAAAAGAAAATAGAAGAGTATCATAAAACATGGATGCTTGAACAAGGGGAATGGATAGCAGATAATCCAGGACATAAGCACAAGGGATATCATTTATCAAGCTTATATAGTCCTCTTGGATGGGTATCATGGGAGAAGATAGTTGATGAATTTTTGAAGGCGACAAAGCAAAACGATTCGGCAGCATTGAAAACATGGGTTAATACTAGACTTGCTGAAGTATGGGAAGAGGCCGGGACCGTAGTAGATCATGCTGGGTTATATGCTAGGCGCGAAGATTATATGGAAGAAGTGCCGCTTAAAGCTTGTGTTTTGACAGCCGGTATTGATGTTCAGGATAAGCGCCTTGAGTGTGAAGTGGTAGGATGGGGTAGAGATGAAGAATCATGGGGGATAGAGTACAAGATTATTAACGGCTCACCGGCAGAGCAATCCACCTGGGATGCTTTGGATAAATTCTTAATGAAAGCATTTAGGCATGAATCAGGAATATCTATGCACATTTCATGCGCCTGCATTGATACAGGGGGGCATTATACGAAAGAAGTCTATGACTATGTTAAGCCTCGCGAGGTTCGCAGGATATACGCTATTAAAGGTTCATCTACTATGGGAGCGCCTATTGTCGGCAAGCCTACTAAATCAAATCTTGGTAATGTAAATCTATACCCCGTTGGAACCGATACGGCTAAAGATATCTTTTATGGTAGATTAAGGATTGAAAATGAAGGGCCAGGATATTGCCACTTCCCTATGCAATATGATGAGGAATGGTTTAAGCAGGCAACCTCTGAGAAGTCTTTTATTAGAAATGGTAAAAGAGTTTGGACGCTGCCTATCGGAAGAAAGAATGAGGCACTTGATATCAGGAACTATGCGCTTGTGGCCTTGCAGATATTAAGGCCGGACTGGGATCAACTTTCTATATCTGATTTAGGAGATATGGTAAACGAGAGAAGAGTATTTTATAATCATGATTTAAATAATCACTTAAAAGAAATCGAGATAGAGAAAAATCAACCGATTATTGTTTGCTGTGATTTCCAAAAGAATCCTATGGTATGGCCTGTCTGCCAAACTGATGGCAAGAAAGTTAAAGTCATTGATGAGATAACACAAAGAAACTCAAATACTTTCAGGATGGGGCAGGAAGTAATGAAGAGATATGGCAAACATGCAAAGGGCATTATTATTTATGGTTCTGCAATAGGATCTACAAGAGGCCGAGGCAAGTCCGATTATGTTTTGCTGGCTGAATTAGGAATGAGAGTTCAAAGAGTAAAGAGGATTAATCCTTTAGAGCAGGACAGAATAAACGCAGTCAATATGATGCTTGAAGATCAAGAAGAAAATATAAGACTTGAATACTCGCCTAGATGTATTGAATTGAGAAAAGATTTTGAGCAAGGGCAATGGAATGAAGATGGGGACGGAATAGATGATACTGATTTTGGGAGGGGTAACGCTTCAACAGCCCTTAGTTTTTTTATTGAATATATGTTCCCTTTGAAAGTTAAACGGAATACAAACAGGAGGTTTTACAAATGATTAAAGAAAGAATGCTTCAAATAGAACAAGTAGGAGCTAGGTTTGGGGTAGGTCGTCAAGCTATTTATAATTGGATTAAAGCTGGCAATGTTTTTGACCCTTCAAAAATAAGATATACTCCCGGTGGACATATGAGAATATTGGAATCAGAAGTGAACAGAGTTATATTAAATTCTAAATCAATTGAAGATTCTTTATTATAGCATTTTATAATGTAAAAAGATGATTTGATTATAATGGTATTGTCTTGTAGTGTATAGGAATATATAATCTAATTCCTTTATCTGAGGCAATATGACAAAGAAAGAGCTTCTATCTGTTCATTCTACATATAAAGATTTTATAGCTGAATGGAAGTTCTTTATTAATTCCTATTTGGGCGGCAAGTTCTACCGTGATGGAGATTATCTTCTCCGACATCCATTTGAAAGCACAGCCAATTATAAGCGTAGAAAAGAGATAGCATATTTCTATAATTACTGTGCGCCTATAGTCGATCTATTCACATCTTATCTTACTAAAGACCAGCCTAAACGCTCTTATGGGGCATTATCTCAAGAAATAGTCCCCCCTAGACAGCCCAAGACTCTATTTGATTCCTTTTGGTGGAATGTAGATTTTGAAGGTACTAACTTTGAACAATTCATGAGAGAGGCACAGAGATATGCTTCTGTCTATGGAATGATATCTATAATCGTTGACAAGCCTTCTATCAAAGCAAAGACCCAAGCTGACGCATTAGCTCAAGATATAAGGCCATATCTTTCTATAATTACTCCTGAAAATATACTTGATTGGAAATATGTCAGACTTCCTAATGGAAAGATGGAACTTGACATGATAAAAATTAATGAAGGTGATGGAGTATATCGCATATGGACAAGGGTAGGGTGGGAATTATGGGAGATTAAAGCTAGTGATAAGGCTCCAATTTCTAAGGGCAATGGAACTCATGGGCTTGGAAGGATTCCTATAATTGATCTTTACAACAAGAAATCACTGATTAGGCGTGTAGGCGTTTCAGAGATTCAGGATATAGCTGATATCAATAAAAATATTTATTATTTTTGTTCTGATGCAAAAGAGATTATCGAGAATACTGCTTTTCCTATGCTTGCAATGGCAGAAGAAAAAGGTGGGTCTGATGAAGAGGTAGCAGTTGGAACTAGCAATATTTTAAATTTTGACCCCGAATTACCTAATAGCAAGCCTGAATGGTTAGAACCTCCTCATTCATCTCTTGCTGAAATAAGGGAATGGATTCAACAAGACGCTCAAGAGATGGTAAGGATAGCCAAAATGGGCGGCTTGAGGAATACAGAAACATCTGTACAGCCTTGGTCGGGCGTATCAATAGAGGCCCAGGAAAGACAGCTTTATTCATCTCTTGCGGAAAAGGCTTCTAATGCAGAACAGGCCGAACTTGATATTTTAAAACTCTATGCCGATTGGGAAGAAACTGAATTTACTGGCAATATTGAATATTCAAGATCATTTGCAACTCGTGATCTTACGACTTCATTGACTAATGCAATACAGGCCGGAACTGCAAAAGTAAACTCTATTACTTTCGAGAAGAAGAGACAAGAGAAGATTGTTGACGCAGCAACTCCAGGACTTGAAGAGACAGACAGAGATATTATATTTAAGGAAATAGATGAACTTGACAAATTATGGTGGAAAAAAGATTTAAACAAAGCAACCCCTCCGGCAAGTAACCCAGCTTCGCTAGAGGTGAATAATAACAATGGGGGAATAGAAGGAGTTCAAAATGTCTGACGAGACTAAAGCGGTGTTGGTAAAAGTAGGTGATAGGGATGCGTGGTTGATAGATGGTGTAATTGTACCAAGGATATGTGGGGGTACAGAAGATCCACCTAAAGACCCTCCAGCAGATCCACCTGAAGACCCAGCAAAAGTTGAATTTACACCAGAACAGCAGGCCCACATAGACAAGCTTATAGGTAGTAAGTTTGCAGATGCGCACACCAAGGCAGAGGCGAAGGCCCAGATTGAGATAGATGCGCTGAAGACAGAACTCGAAGCTTTAAAAACTACCAAAAAAGAAGAGCCACAAAATAAAGGTAACGAAGACTTGACGGCTTTGCAGGAAAAGATAGCAGTTTTGGAGGCAGATAAAATAAAAGGATTCCAGACATCATGTGAATCAAATATCATATCAGCAGCTTCTGAATTAAAAGCTATTAATCCGCGTCAGGTCTTTGATTTAATCCAGAAACAAGTAAAGATAGCAGATGATGGGACTCGAACTGTCATTAATAGCGAGGGGCAACCAAGAATTAATGGTGAAGGGCAACCTTTTTCAGAAAAAGAATTGGTAGCTGAGTTCCTTGCTAATAATCAGCATTTTGTTCAAGCATCTGGTAGAACGGGTTCTGGTTCGCAAGCGCCTAGTTTTGGGGAGTCTCACGAAGAGGATCTTCTCAAATTGCGTCCAGTAGAAAGATTGACGGCTCTCAGAGAAAAGAAAGCCGCACAAAAATAAATTTAAAGGAGTTTTGATATGGGATTAACAATATTAGAAGCCGCCAAGCTTGAATCTGGCGTGACAGAAAAGCAAATTATAGTTGAGGAGTATGCCGGTTCATCTGACATACTTTTGAATCTACCCTTTGAAGATATCATGGGTAATGCGATTAAATACAATAGGGAAGCGGCCCTTCCTGGAGTTGGCTTTAGGGGTGTGAATGAATCTTATACCGCATCTACTGGAGTTCTTAACCCGCTGACTGAATCTCTTGTGATTGCTGGTGGTGATCTTGATGTTGACAAGTTTATTGTCGATACAATGGGGGCTAACCAGAGGTCAGTGCAAGAGTTGATGAAAGCCAGAGCATTGTCGCTGTCATGGACGCAGAAATTCATCAAAGGTGATACAGCAAGCGATCCGAGAGAATTTGACGGCCTGCAAGTTAGGGTT